GTACTTTCGGTGATAGTGCCGCAGCGCATCGATCAACCGTTCACATTTCTCCCGGTCAATCCATACGGTGTTCATCCTCATTGAAGCGGCGTGCAAGCCATCCTCCAGGGACAGCTTGGGTGCCACGCGGAAACGAATGCCCAGTTCATAGGCTGTCTCCCTTCTGCTGACACCGTTTGAAAAATCCCGTTGTTCTATGTCGTGCGGAGCCATGTGATCCCCGTAATAGTATCCCATCTCATCCGCCTTTTTTTTTAAAATTTTCGCGAAGTGAGGCAAGCCTTCATCCGCCGTTTCATAATAATCACAAATGTAAGTCGCTCTTCCGGAGGTGTAGTAAAAAATGATACTGGTCGCATCTCCAATCCCCAGATCCCAGGCGGTGTTGATCTTGAATCCGGGATCATAAGGAACTTTTGTAATTCTTCCATCATCCTCCATCCTCTCCATCTGCCTTCCGTAAACGCTTCCGGATATGGCGGCTGAAAAATCACACTCAAGCTCCTGGCGGTATTCATCCTCCGACATGGTGTCGCGGAGCTGCTTCAGCTCCTCCTCATCCAGAATTTTCGTCTCTGAAACCTTATACACCTTGACGTACCAGGCGGGATCAACGCACGCCTTCTTGTAAATATTATAAAAAAAATTATTGGTTCCCTTCGGAGTCCCCAATATCAAACAGCCACCCTTCCTGTCAGCGAGCGCCGGCAGAATGATGGAAGTGAAAACCTTCTCCTCCATGTCCGCCGCCTCATCAATCACGCAAAAATCAAAATAATTTCCACGGATGGATTCACCAACCTCCCCGGACAGGATCGTTATCCTGGCACCGTTCGGAAGATCAACCTTCAGCTCCGAGGCGTTCACCTTCACTCCCGGAATGTTTTTCGTGAATTGTATCAAGTAATCAAAGGCAATGCTCTTTCCTTGCTTGAATGTCGGCGCGATGTACGCATACCGCGGATGCGGCAATGGATTGCGAAACGCGTGCCTGATCAAGTGATGCAGCGAGAGGTAACTCTTGCCGAACCTCCTGTGGCACAAGAGAACGGCGAATCGGTGCTTGTCCAGAGCTTCGTGTATTTCACGCTGCTGCCTTCTCGGAGAATAAGGAATCCTGATGTGCATCAGTGCACCAGCTTGCTGCCCATGTCACGGTCAACAATATTATTTTTATTGAATTGATTAATGCTCAAAGTGAGCGCGATGAATTCCTTGAAACAGTTCATCTCATCCTGATCGTTGAATCCGATGAAATCCACTGTAATTTTTTTCTTTTTTTTCTCCGTTGAAAGAATGCAAAAAATTCTCTCGTTGAAATCTTCTATCTGTTCATCCATGGTTGTGGCTCCAAGTCGGGAGTCTATTATCGCTACTACCCGCTCCCACATTTCCAGGGGGTACCGGGGGTTCGTTTCCCAAAAAAGAGAGGTTCCTTTCCTTTAATAATTATTTTTTTTCAACCACCGCTCAATTTATTATCGATCCAGTTCCTAAAGCTAGGAACGAAGCAAAGAAAACAAAGAAAAATCAGGTGGTGTCCGGATGCTTGTCCGGATCAGAACGCGGGAGCTGCTGGATTGTTTTAGAACTTCTCAATGTGTGCGTGAGGTTCGTGTCATTGTTCTTTTGAGTTGGATCTTCCCAGCTAAACGTGATCTTCTGGTCACCCTTGTGCTCGTTGATCAGCTTGTCATTGTAGTTCGGTATGAGCTTGGACATCAGCCATCTGATGTGTATCAGCTTCTCCCTGACAATGCTCATCTCCTGTGGTGAATAGTTCTTCTCCAGTATCTCAATCGCCTTGTCACCCCAGGTGTGCGCTCCGTTGATCCTGGCTGTCGTCATCTGCTTGTTGAAATCCTCATCATCCCTCATCGCTCTGTAAATGGTCGAGAGTGATGGCATTCCCCTCCTCTTTGAAATCTTCGTCAGAGGCTCTCCCAACTGGAGCAGTTCTAATGTTTTTTCTTTTAATGATTTGTTTAATTTGTTCATCGCTGTAATGTTTGAATGGCAGTAAGTTCTTCAACGCCTTTATTCTGCCTTGAAGCGTTTGTTGTCCGGTGCTCATGCCGCCATGGAACTTGCAGCGACCGCTTGGCAATGCCTTGCATTGACAGGGGTTGCCGTCATACTTCCTTCTCGCACCGCAGATTATTTTCTTTGATGGTCTGCCGACCATGGTCATTCATCTCCACGATCAACAGACCAAGAAATACTGATACCACGGCAAAACATACGTTATGCTATGATACCCCATGGGATAATATTTTTTGTAGCGTTTGTCTATACTTTTTATTTTTTCTTATCTCGTCAATCAAGCGCAGCAAGATGACGGAGAGCTGCCTGTCGAGCGTGCTGCGATGCTTTCCCAGGCGATGACATATTTGTTTCCAGGGAACGTTGCCGGCGCGGCACAGAAGAAGTCTGCGATCCTCCTCCTTTTTCAAAGTCCACAACAATTCATAACAGAACATCATCTGACTGACAGATCTCGGGGAGGGGGGGATGCTCATCGAAACTTTATTCCAGCCGTATCCATACCAGTCATCCTGTTTTATCTCCCATTGCGCGGTCAACTTCTGCTTGGGGAAACCGGATGGCAGTCTGCGCTCCGTTCTCAACGCGCCCTGGAACCACGTCAGCAGTTCCTTGGCGGATATTCCCACCTTATACAGCCAGCACCTCTCTTGCATATCTGAGAGCTCTGTCGGATTCATCCTGATTGTCTGAATAAGCCAGCTTGTACCACTCCAGGAACCTGTCATAGGACAGTCTTTTCCTGACCTTGGGCACGACATCTGCAAGAGAGTTGCGCCGGTGTTTAAGTCCCTTCTTTACGGCGACATAATTTGAATTGGTGTTCTTCCTGAATCTGTTGATGATGTTAAGAACATCAACCCTGTCCACCTTGTCCCCTTTATGAACATCACTAATATCAGTATTTATACTAGTATCTATATTAGTAGATATATTAATAGGTTTGGGGATCACTGGTGATACCGGTATCATTTTTTTGGGGGGTGTTTTCCAGGTCATTTCCACGAAGTTGATCATGTACCTGTTGGACGTTCCCTTCGCCCGCTCGACCTTGATGATGTTGCATTCCTCCAGCAGCTTCACGGCTCTCTTGACCGTGGGAGTGGAGACGTGCAGTTTCCCGGACAAGTATTCCTGGGAGGGGTAGCAGCTCTTCGTCTTGTAGTTCCAGTGGTTCACGATCTCATACCCGACCACCCTGGCGGATGGAGGCAGTCCCTTGAACCGCATCAACTGCTGTAGGATGTAGAATTTATTTTGCACCGAAGAGCTCCTTGATCTCGCCGTGCATTTTTGTCGGGTTCTTGAAAAGAAGGTTGATGATCGCCGTGTGATCCCTTCTTCCGAGGAACTTGGAGATGAGAGCCTTGTTGTAGCAGATCTTATGATAGGCGATGTGAGAGAAGTCAGTCCTGGCATCAACCAGATGCCTCTTCCGGCAGCGGCTGGTCAGTTCGTCATAACTGATGCGGTGCTTCATGCAGACGATGGCAGCCAGCAGTTCAAATGACTTGATGACTTCGATCAACGACATGTTCTTGTATGTTTTATTCCTAGGTCTGGGGAGAACCCTTTTTTGAACCGGTTCAATTTTTTTCAATCGTTTAAGGAGATCGCGCAGATCACCTATCTCCCGTGCCGTCAGTTCATTGATGTATTGCTGCCGTAAAATTTTCACAGGCATCCGTCACACCATTTCTTCAACTGCTTGTTGCGCTTCAGGATTTCACAGAAGCTGTTGCTCATCGCGTTGACCACTGACTCCTCCGTGAGTGACTTCTCCAGGTGGTAGTAGTAAAAGATGACGTGGCACAGTTCATGCCAAACAAGAGCCATGCTGTCCGCGTTCTGTTTTTCAATGATGTCACGATCCAGGAAGATGACGTTCTTTTGAGGATGATAGGATCCCTGTTCATCACACACCTCGCTGCTCATGAAACTGTCTTGCAGCTTCACTTGAACTTCCGTGTGGAGGAACTCGACCTTATTGGGAAAGACCATAGAACGACTCCGGCTTGACCACTCCATTCGTGCGTTTTATAATTTTACGCATGTTAGCCGGCTCCGGCGTGCGCTCCCCCTTGCACCATCTCTCAACGGTTCTCGCGGGATTGCTCCCCAGAATGCCGATAAGTCCGGCTAATGCCGTGTAAGAAAAATGATTTATTTTCCTATATTCTTCAAGTGTTTTTGTATCCGCCGTATTTTCCATGGCTACAAATAACACATATTGCTCGCTATGCACAACAATTTTTTTTCATAGCCGGGTATAATATTATTTCATACCCGGCTTGTTA